AGGTCATGATCGAAAAGTTACAAAAGACGTTGTAATATCTACATGGCAATCTCTATATAAAATGCCCAAGGCATACTTTCGTGATTTTGGGTGTGTAATCGGTGATGAAGCTCATATGTTTAAAGCAAAATCACTCACTGGTATTATGACAAAGTTACACCAATGTAAGTACAGATTTGGCCTCACAGGGACACTGGACGGCACACAGACGCATCAGTTAGTACTAGAGGGACTATTTGGTTCTGCTAAGAAAGTAGTTTCAACAAAAGAACTAATTGATAAAAAGACCCTTGCTAATTTAAAAATAAAGTGTGTTATACTCAGACACCCAAACATAAGAGAGAAGATGACCTATGCTGAAGAATTGGAGTATATTGTTACCAACAAAAAAAGAACTGATTTCGTATGCAATTTACTACGCCATCTTAATGGCAATACTCTATGTCTCTTTCAGCTTGTAGAGAAACATGGTAAAATTTTATATGATGAATTGAAGGAAGAAGAAAATGTATATTTTGTATATGGTGGAACTGATACTGGTGCAAGGGAAAAGATTCGTGGATTGGTTGAGACACACAGCAAGTCAACCACCATCGCTTCCTTTGGTGTTTTTAGCACTGGTATTAACATCCGTAATATTAATAACATCGTGCTCGCAAGTCCAAGTAAGTCGAAGATTAGAGTCTTGCAGTCCATCGGTAGAGGTCTGCGTACCTCATCAACTAAAGATTCCGTTTTAGTATATGATATCGCTGATGATATATCTTATAATGACAGAAGAAACTTCACTCTTAACCATTTCACAGAACGACTAAATATCTATAATGAAGAACAATTCGATTACGAAATTAGTAAGGTAAAACTCAAATGAAAAATTTTGCAGAAAATGAAAACTTTAAGCTTGTCAAGTTGATTAACGGCGAAGACATAATTTGCACAATAAATTCTAAACCATCTCCAGAAAACGTATTGGATGTACTCAATCCATTGAAGATGCAAGTTATACCAAAAATGACACAAGATGGCATTGAAGAATCTTTAAATTTAAGTCATTGGGTGCATCCATATACAGAGACACGATCTTTTCAAGTACCTATGTCTAGCGTATTATTAGTCGCCACAATTTCTCCAGGCCTGTCTCGCTACTATGAATACACTTTACAAAAAATTGATAGAGAAGACCAGCTTGCTTTAGAAGAATTAGATGATATAGATAATGAAGAAATATTTGATGATCTATTAGAATCTATGAACCTTAATAACAAATCAGTACACTAAAGTAATGTTATGCATAAAGGACATACCCTTTATACAACATATTTTGCTTAGAGTCAAGTCTCTTTCATAAAAGAAAAGGTCATTGACATTATTGGCCATATGGTGTATTGTAAGTAATAATTTAAATAAAGGAAGATTTTATGGCTAAAGCAAAATCGAACAAACCACATTACGTTAATAATAAAGAATTTCTCGCTGCAATGATTGAATGGAATAGTACCTTTGACTTAGACAAAGATATTGATGGTGTGTCAGGGCCAAACGCAGATGAAGTTCCCCCTGTTACTAATTACATAGCAGAGTGTTTTCTAAAGATAGCAACGCATCTATCCTACCGCCCAAACTTTATAAACTATACTTACAGAGATGAGATGATATCCGATGGCATCGAAAACTGTCTTCAATACGTTAAGAACTTCAATCCAGAGAAGTCTTCGAACCCCTTTGCTTACTTTACCCAAATTATCTACTACGCTTTCCTGCGAAGAATCCAAAAAGAAAAAAAACAAACTCATGTTAGGAATGAAATGATATCAAAACAAAATTATACTGCTTTTACTACTATGGAAGGTGATGACACTGGATATTCAGTAAGAGGGTTTGATCCTATGGTTATGGTTCCAGATGAAGCTGTATATAAAACAAAATCTACTGAGAACGAAAAGAAAAAAGGTTTAGAAAATTTTATGGAAGATGATATAGATAAGGTTGCAGAAAGAGGTTTAGATTGAAGATTGCTATAATAACTGACACACACTTTGGTGCCAGAAACGATAATCAAAACTTTAGCGACTACTTCTTTAAATTCTATGAAAACACATTCTTTCCTTATCTTGTAGAGAATAATATAACTACGTGTATTCATATGGGTGACGTTATGGATAGGCGTAAGTATGTTTCCTATAAGACTGCTACAGATTTTAGAACTGGGTTTATTAATAAATTTGAAGAGTTGGGTATTGACTTACATATAACTGTGGGCAATCATGACACGTATTATAAGAATACCAGTGAAGTTAACTCTATGGATGAGTTGGTGGGTGATAGATTTAAAGTTTATACAGAACCAGAGATTGTAGATTTTGGTGGTGTGCCTATAGTTCTTATGCCGTGGATTAATGCAAATAATTATGATAAGGCTATTAAAGTATTGAAAACTGCAAACGCAGATATTCTTATGGGGCATCTAGAAATTAATGGTTTTGCAATGAACGCAGGCCAGATGATGTGTGAGGGTAGTTGGGATAAAGTTGAATTTAAAAGATTTGAGACTGTGTTCAGTGGACATTTTCATCATAAGAATGATGATGGACAAATATACTATCTTGGTACGCCTTATGAAATTTATTGGAGTGATTTTAACGATCCAAAGGGTTTTCATATTTTTGATACTGAGACAAGAGAACTAGAAAGAATTGTAAATCCTAATACAATTTATAAAAAGATTTATTACGATGATACTGTACATGATTATACTAAACATAATGTTGATCAATACAAAGACCACTATGTAAAATTGATTGTAGTCAATAAGAAAGACCTGTATGGATTTGACAAATTTACAGACAAGCTTCTTAGCGCAGATACATATGAAGTTAAGATTATAGAAGACTTTTCTGAATTAGATGCTAATAATGTATCAGATGAGATAGTAGAGAATTCAGAGGATACTATAACACTATTAGAAAAATATATAGACGAAATTGATGTTTCTTTAGATAAGGCTCGACTAAAAAATACAATGAAGAGTTTATATAGTGAGGCACAGGACTTAGAGATTTAAATGTCGAGAAGTTATGAAGACTGGCCAGATTTATCTAAAACTACAAGTAATGAAGACTGCAAGTTTTTGAAGGGGTTGTGTCAAGAATTTAACCCAAAAAAAATATTAGAGATAGGGACTTTTGTGGGTAAGAGTACTTATGCTATGGCATCGGGTAGTGATTGCCCCATCTATACTATAGATAAGGATAAAGATAGGTTTCTGCGTCCCGAAAAATATAAAAAATTAACAGACAAAATTATAACACATCCACGTATGGATAGTATAGATTTCTGGAAAAATTATCCAGACTTAAATGGATTTGATTTTATTTTTATAGATGGGTGGTTAAGGCAAGAAGATGCTGAAAATATATTCGAAAGGTCACTTGACAATTTTTGGTTTGTGAGCCATGATTATAATTATGATAAGTATGGTGATCAAGAAAAGGGTTATAAAATAGTGAATAGGATGTTAAAAGAGGGCATGAAAAGAAATTATGATTTTGATATCTCCAAAGGTGGCGAATGTTGCGGTTTCATAAAATTTCGCCTTGACATTTGAAATCCAGCGTGATAGTAGTGACAAATATGTCACACTTTACCTCTAAATACCAATAATCGCTCTCATAATGCCAATTAGGCCTTTACAAAATGCCTTGTGCCTGATAGCATAGCTATATGATGAGAAATAAAGAGGTTACTCCAATGAAAAACAAATCGACACTTGCTAAATTACTTGCAGAAGAGGATGTTAATGTAATCCATAAACAGATGCCCACTGCATACTTTAATTCTAAGACACGTGAATTAGGTCTTCCTATCTGGAAAGATGAAGAGATGACCAAAGACATTTATGACCTCATGGTATGTCATGAGATTGGTCACGCATTGTGGACTCCTCTAGATATGTTAGAGTCTGCTGCATTACGTAAAATCAATCACAGCTTTGTAAATATTATAGAAGATGCACGAATTGAACGTAAGGTTAAAAACAAATATGCTGGTACGATTGGTGTATTTAATCGTGGTTACAATAAATTGATTGCCAAAGATTTCTTTGGTACTGCCGATAAAGATATTTCTACTCTTAATCTTATTGACCGAATTAACCTATTTTTCAAGGGTAATCCTGATATTACTTTTTCTGATGAGGAAAAGGTATGGGTTGATCGTGTTGCAAAAACTAAGACTCCTGATGATGTTCTTGATCTTTCAGAAGAGCTTTACAAGTGGATGGAAGAAAACGAATCTGAGACTGACAATCACGATAGTGGTGAGAAGGGTGAGTCGATGGATTCTGGAGAAGAGGGAGAAGGGTCTGCCTCTGGTGAAAAAAGTGAAGGAGATGATAATGGAGATTCTAATAATGGGACTTCTGGTGATGAGTCTGGTGATGTTGCCGAAGATGATTCTGGTAAAGATTCCAATGAAGGGAAAGAAGTAGATGATAAAACTAGTGATAATAATAACAATGATAATTCTGATGACACCGATGGTGATAATGACCTTGGGAGCAAGTTAAAATCATCTGATCCAGAAGGTGGAATAGATTCTTCTGGTAAAGGTTCTGCTCCAGAAGCAACTACTGATACTGCTTCTAAGGATGGTATGGATAAGTTACGTGACAAGGCTGCAAATGATCGCAGTTATGGTAATGTTCCTAAACTGCCTTTAGATAAAATTGTTGTTCCTTATTCTGCTCTATTAACAGAGTTTGGTTCTCACTATGCTCCTGTTATAGTAACTGAACCTGTGTATTACAACAAGTGTCTAGAAGAAGTAGAGACTTTAAAAGCAGATTCTAAAAAGACAGTTTCATACATGGTTAAAGAATTTGAAATGAAGAAGGCTGCTGATGCATATGCTCGTGCCGCTGTTTCGAAAACTGGTTCTTTAGATATGGGTAAGTTACACACTTACAAATACAATGAAGACCTATTTAAGAAAGTGACTACGTTGCCTGGTGCTACTAACCACGGTATGGTTATGTGCCTTGATTGGTCTGGTTCGATGTGTGATAATCTTAAAGGTACACTTGCTCAGTTGTTTAACCTAATTTGGTTTTGCCGCCAGACACGTATCCCATTTGAAGTCTTTGCATTTTCTGATAATTATAATCGTAATCTTCGCAATGCCCCTGATGCTACACAGGAATTTAAATATGGTGATCTGAAAGCACGTGAGTTCAAAATGTTAAATTTCTTCTCAAGCAGTATGTCTGTAAAAGAAGAGCTCGAAATGATGGTCACTCTAACAATGTATCAGAATCGTTATATTCGAGGTCGTGATTGGAATGAAAGTGGATATCCTTATACGGCTCCCCGAAATCTTGAATTGGGTGGAACCCCACTGAACGAAGCAATTATTGCAATGATGGATATTGTTCCTAAGTTTAAATCTGATACTGGAGTTCAG